ATCTAAATACTCTCCATCACCACATTCTGTTGTGGCATTAGTATCAGTATCATCTAATAAATCAGATGCCTCATAACCATCTAATGTTCCTGTATTAGCTATATTACAAGTATCTCCATCACAAGTTGTATCAGTGTCAGTATCATAAGTAGCTGGGTCTACACAAGTCCAGTTAGCTAATAATACCTCCCCAGAAGAGCAATTAACTGGTGCTGATGTATCTACATAAGAAGTAATAGCATTCTCTACACAACCAGCAATCTCAGAACATTCATCTTTTGTTGCTATTTGTTCATCAGTATAAACAGCTGCTCCTTCTGTCTGGTTATAATCCCATTCAATCCCGGCAAAAGTTGCGTCAGCTTCGGTTTTATTATAATAATCCACAATTATATTATCAATATGTGTCCAAAAAGAAGTGATATTAAGATAATCTACAATTTGGGCTTCATAATCAGAAATATTTAAGTAATCAATTATTTGTGCAGAATAATCTGCTATTGCTAAGAAAGTATTATTGCTATCAGTCCAATTAGGATAATCTAAAATCATGGTTCCAAAGTGAGGATCCACTTCTATTGCTGATTGAATATATCTAGTCTCGGGTGCACAGCTTCCATTACCCAAAGGTACTTCATCACCAGAACATTGCGTACTAGCGTTAGTATCTAATGCCCTTATAGTTTGATTCAAGAATGTTTCATTAAAGTAAATAGTATCAGTATCATTATACAAATAAGGTCCATCCCCTATTCTTCCTCCTTCGGCAGGTCCTGGCCATGCAGTTCTACAATCACTTCCAATACACATCATAACAGTTGTAACATTTGTTGCTCCATACATAGCATAATATCCCCTCATGTCTATATCTCCTATTGGAGTCCAACTTATAGCAAGTGCTGAACTAACTAATGCTAACATAAATAATAAGATTAAGATTCCATTTCCTAATTTCATTTTTCACCTCTCATATAAAATAATCCACGCTTATATATTGAGTATCAAATATTCTGATATTATCAAAAGTTAAAATAATGCTTGTAGATGTGGTTGATACAGTATAATGCACATCAGGCCTTACTCTTGTCCCATCCACAGTAACTTTTATGTTTGAAGGTGTTGAATCTGTAGTAATTGTTAAAACTCTATTGAGTTCTCCATCACTTCCACTACAATCACTTCCATCCTTGTATATTATTACAGGGGTTGTTCCTGCTGCAATAGTTACCTCTGCCTCTAATCTAACTAATCTAGCTTCATCATGATGTGGTTGATTCTTGTAATAGTGTCTTATTGGTTTGTCAGCAACAGCCCAATAATTATCTGAATTAGAAGGCACTCTAATTTTATCTCCTTTAGAAATATTATATCTTACTTTAAAAAACCCTCTAGCTACTCCATGCTTAACTATTCCCTGCTCTTCCATGGTTTCTTCATCTTCTTCTATCTGTATTGATGCATAAACATGCCCACCTATTGAATCCTGAGTAATTGTTTCTGTTTCAACACTTCCGTGATCATCATCCAATGTATCTATAGTAGAATGATAAATAACAACTTGTGATCCTATTTTATCTAAAGCTCTTTCATAATCATAAACATCCTCATTAGGCATAGGGGTTAAAACCAATGCATTTGTAGATGTTGTTCCACTAATTGTAAAGAAAGTCTCATCTCTCTGGCCATTATAATTTACAGAAGCTTTAATTACATCACCATCAGAATAAGCGATATCAAAATTAGCTAGATTACACTGGAATTCTCCTTCAGAATTTGTAGTTAATTCTGTAAATTTTGGTGTTTCTGCACCATTATGCTCCTCATTTGTATTCATGTTCTCAACAGTTATTACTGCATTCTCTATAGGGGTGGTGCTTCCATGCACATAACAGTGTCCTGAAATAATCAAAGGTGTTGCCATTTTCCATTCTCGGATTGATTATGATAAAGCTACTTGAGTTCTCTCTTCCCTGACCCCATGAGCAAGCATATGCTGATCCAGTAATCTTTTAATCAATTCATACTGCTGTTTTAAATTGACTGAATACTGTCCTCTTGAAATTGAAACATTGCCTATTGAATGCGTTTGAACATCAGTAAATGAGCCACCAGACGCATATACAACGCCTTGGAGCGCAGATAATAAGGCTATCCATTGTTTTATCCACTCTGGCATATTTTCTATTGTATAACCATATGTTCCTGTCACTCTCAAGTTGTCAATTCCATCACCTACAAGATAAAAATTGAATTTAATCGAACCTGTCCTCTTATCAACAACATAATCACTCTCCATACCCTCTGTTAATGTCTCCCATGTGCCATTGGTGGATGATTTATATTCTACTTTTGTAATTGAATTAATATAATTATAATCCTCAAATTCAGAGAAATAAAGAATACTGCCAAATATTCCATTAACTAAATCCCTGCTATTGAACAATGTTTCTGTAAAAGTGGGTTGTGAAGAACTAAAATCAGTCTTTAATAATCTCTTGACCATATTTAGTGCTCTGTCTAAATGCTTTTCAAGGACTGTATCTGGCACATCAGAACTATCTAACTTATTAATATCTCTTACATCCTGGTAGCTTGCTCCATGGTCTCCATCTGCAATAATAATCACCTCCCATTCTCGGGTTTATTTCTTCTTAAACACATAATAACCAACAGCCACAACCGCCACAGCTATTCCCAGCGTTATCCATAACCAATTAACCTTTACTGGCTCTGGAAGTGGCAATTCTGGTTTCTCTTCTTCCTTGGGCTCTGTAGGTTCAGTTGGCTCCTCTCTTGGCTCTGTAGGAGTAGAAGGTGTTCCTCTCTGTTGGTCTTGGCCTGAGCCTCCACCACCCCTCCTTTCCTCACTTGGTGGCACATATTCAGGGGTCACTTTATTGATATCTAGTGATAAATGCCCAATATTAGTAACATATCCTATAACAGAGGTTCCATCCCAAGTTACTCTTATTGTATCTCCAGTATCATATCTTCCCCAATTAGCAAGATTCCATATATACTCTCCTGCCTCATTGGTCTTCATAGTTTTAGAATATTCTTGATCTAAATCCTCAATAGTTATCTCAACATTGCTCTGCAATACACCATCTTTGTAAATCTTTCCTGAAACTATAAATGGTGCTGATAATCCAGAAGGCTCTAAAGGAACATTCCTGCCCAAATCCTTATGATCTCCTGTTGGAGTGAATGTTTCTGATGCCTCTCTGCATCTCGAATCACTTATGCAATATGTAAATCTGAATGTTGTGCCAGAATCCCATCCCTGTGTAAATTCTGACAAGTCAAGAACAAATTCCCCACCAGAGGTATATCTTGTAACTATCTCTCCCGTATTTGTGTTCTCTAAATTAACCTGCATACCATTAGCTACATCCCCATCCAGATACATAATTCCATAGACTGGATAAGGGAATGGAGCCCCTGTATCCTCTGCATTAGCATTAAACAAGGATAAAATCAATAATAAATTCCATATTAAAGTTAATGCTTTCTTCATCTTGCTTTCCTCCTTATACATATAGGTCTAAATACTCTGTTGCTGGCGCATCATAGAATGTTGCATTATAAGTCTCGTTTCTCCACCACTTTCCTAGATTCTGGTCTCCCCACATCCACAAGCTGTCTCCTGCCTCTAATAAGGTCTCATTGTTCCACTGCCAGGTATATATATGATCCACATACCTGTGCTGTGAATTATCAAAGTAGGATAAATAAGTTATATTCCCCAAAAGTTCTGTAGCTTGGGTAATATTCCCCATCTGCCAATCCTGCAATACTCCTATGTTTGTCCAGTTTCCGTTTGTATTGTTCAGTGTATATACATAAATATCATTTATTGTTGTATTGCTAGTTTCCATGAATGTGCTGAATTTAACAAATGTAGACCCATTAACATTAGTTAAAACTGCGTCCCCTCTTGGAATTGTATGATTTTCATTTGTATGCAGGCTTGTTACATAATTCAAAAATGTTTGGCTTGTTCTATTAAACCATGATATTGTCAATGCATTGTCATCATTCAATCCATATCTTATATCTTGAAGTTTAACACTTGTATTCAATATGCCGTAAGCATTCCATCCATCACAAGCACTATGCTCTTTCAAGAAAGATTCTGAGGTTGTTCCTGTCCCTGTTGCCGTGTAATTGCAATTATTGGCCTCATCGCAAATTGTTAAATTGTAATAATATACTGTGTTTGATAATAAACCAGTCATATTAATTTCATTAGTATCATTTGCATAACCGCTTATGCTTGCTGTTTCATTCAAAGCATCTGTGACTAATCCCCAATTAACAGTTATGCTTACTGGCTCGCTTGCATTAAATGTTAATCCAACAGTATCACATGTATTAGATACAGAAGCATTTACTATTGCATCTGAAATATATGGCTCTGTTGTATCTAACTCAAAAGATATCTTGCTTGAATTAACACAATTACCAACATAATCACAAGTCATAACATATCCAATATAAAATCCATCCTCTGCACTAGTTCCCCAGTCTGTGAAGTTTCCTACCAAAGTTATGTTTCCTGTATTCTCCTCAAATGGAGCAACATCTCCTGTATTGGTTAGAGTTTCGTTCTCAATATATGTTATATTGCTTTCCAAATCTGTATAATTGAAATCTGCTCCTTCTAAATCCTGGCTGGAGTAATTAAAGAATAGTGTTACATTCTGAACATAAACCCCATTTGTCGCTGTGAAATTAATATATGCCGGAGAATCCTTTACCAAGGCATTATCGGCTGGATAAGTTATTCCTACAGATCCGGCAGTGGTATCATAATCTCTATTCATTACTGCTGAATTCATACTTGAATTACTACAATTATTATTCTCATTACAAACCATCACATACCAATTAATATAATAATCATCTGGAAGATTGAGTGCGCTGGCAAATTCTGATGTGTTGCCGACTCCTGTTCTATCGGATGTCTGATTTTCTCCCCATGGAACCAATAAATCATTAAAGAATTCATCACTATCATTAACAAATCTGGTATAATTAATATTGTCTGTTATATTCTCAAATAATGTAAAATTCACTATCTCTGAGTCCAAATCCCCGCTAGGAATAACAGCTGATGCTGAAGGCGTGAAATATCCCTCTCTCTCCTCTATTGTTGACAATGCTTCTGGTGATACTATTGTCACAACAGGAACATCATCCGCTTCTCCTGCTCCGTAAACATATCCTGCAAGGACCATTAATAGAACTCCAAATATTATATAATTGAATTTTCTCATTTTAAATTATATCCTCCATTTTCTTATTCATTTATAACATAACCTTCCATTGAGACATCAAGCTTTGCTGAAGAGTCATTACCATTTACTCTTATGGCTACTGACTTGGCGCTTGATGAATTATACTCTATCCTTATAGGATTAGCAAATGGAATTACTCTAACTGCCCCGTCTACTGTACTTCCAGTGGCTTCATAATATTGTGGGCTCACTGGATCTGCAGTCCCTCCTCCGTCTGCATTAGGGCATTTAACAACCTCAACAGTAACATTATCGCTTGCAGTTCTCAACTTGAATGTAATCTGCTCGACATAGCAGACTTCTCCTACATTCAGATTAATTAAGGGTTTTCCAGAAGAGGTATATCCCTTACCCCATCCATCTCCTCCAGATGTTAAGACTTCTGCAGAGCCTGACAGTGTCTTGTTATTAACCCATACATTAAATGATTTTTTGAATCTTGATAGAAATCCTTTCAATATAGATTCCCTTGTATTCTCCCTTGAGGTTCCTTCCTTAAATTTATTTAAATCAACATCCATAAATATATTCTTATCACTATCCCCTCCTCCTGATTGAACTACTGTTCCTGTGATCTTTCCATCCTCATATCCCGGATATGTTGCTATAACTTCATAACCATCTCCATCAGAATATGTTGATAAATTCTGCATATTAAGAATATACTCTCCTGCAGAATTAGTGGTAGCATAATATTCAGAATTTAGTTGCTCGCCAGTTGTAGTATCAATCAAATAAACAGTGGCGCCTTCAATAGGAACAAGATTGTTATCTCTAACCTTCCCACCTACTGGATAACTCTGTGTTGGCATTTAATTCCTCCCAGAATCTTATTAAGCTGGATTGGAATCTAATATCTGCTTAACTCGATCCTTTTCTTTTTTACCTATATCTTGAATTTTGAATCCTCTCTTTTTGAGTATGAATATCTGCTCAGCCCTTGTTAGATCAAATGCTTCTTTCTCTGTAAATACTTTAGATTCACCAACGCTTGGCGTAGTTGGTGATGGCTCTTTTGGCTTCTCTGGCTCTGCCGGCTTTTCTAATCCCTTCAATAATCTCTGTTGCTCTGCCTCAACTTCCTTTCTCTTCTTCTCCCTCTCTTTCTCAGGAAGCTCTTGATACTGCTTATCCTCTGGGACTTCCCAGTATTTTGTTTTGTTAGATAATTCTTTCTCAGCTTTCTTAGATAAATTTGCTCTGAGCTTCTTCATCTCTTCATCAGAGATTTTATCAAACTTATCACCATAACCTATTTTCTTGATATGATCATAATCTTCTTTTGAGATTTCTACAATATGTCCTTTAAAGAATATCTTAAAAGGAATTTTATCTATTGTGATTCCTCGCTGTCCGCATGCATCTTGTTTTAGTCTTACATACATTTTCCTGCCTCTTTAAAATAAATAAAAAAAAGGAAATTAGGCTGTGCCATAATATCCCCGAACTATTGCATCTGTATATTTGAATGCAACTCCAAAGTCCTCTATTGCTATCAAGTCAATCCTGTCATATTCTGGCCATTCCTTTTTCTTGATGTTGAATGTTCTCTCTGCCTTGTTTGGCACTCCAAGAATTACTGTATCTACATATATTAATGCAAACTCTGTATAATCATTGCCTGATGCTGCTCTTTTTCCTGTTGAGGATGTTAGTGTACCATCAGTTCCTCCACCGAAAGTTGAGTTTGGCATCTTGTCTGTAACTACAACCCTGATTCCATAGATCTTGAAAACCTCTCCTGAAACTATTGTTGCATTAGGTCCGTATTTTTCCATGGTTTCAATTACATCCCATCCAAGCATTGTTGCATATAGATCAGGGCTTACCAAGAATACTAACTTATCTCTTCCCTTTCTTGCATATATTCCAAGATTCTTAATTGCTTCCCTAAAATCAGATTCATCCCATGCTGCCCCTGCATTGGTTACTGCTGTTCCTGTTGCAGATTTTCTAATTCCATTAAACAACAATAAGTGCTCATTATCTCCTGTTGCTGTATTAACTCCGTGTGTGTTGGTTGTGGAATTGTATGTATAATTAATATTGTCTGCGCTTGTAGTTTCCGTATCTCCATTAACAATCAAATCTTCCTCTGTCTCTGTCATGGCATTAGCAATCTCTTCCCTTAATTGAGACTCAATCTGGGGATTAACATTATATGCCAAGAACTTATTCTGTATCTGTAATCTGATAGCTAATGTCTTCAATTCAATCTCCACTTCTGTTGTTGTGAAGTCTGCTTTTTCTATGGCAGTTGTTGATGTCAATTCAGTTGGCAGTGCGTCTGTTGGACTTGATACTTTGCTGGCTTCAACTAATTTGGTGCTGAACTTAGGAATATTCTCTTTTGTTCCCTGAGTTACAACCCATGTCCCGAACAATTGTCTTGCCCAGGAATTCTCATATATCTGCCAGATAACTTTGGCTGAATATCCTTCTGGAATAAATTCCCCACCAGATGTTGTTGAGTCTGAACCTAAAGCTTTCCTAAAGAAGTTATGCTCATCATCTTTGTAGGTGCCTTCTGCCTGTGCCTTGATGGCTGCGTAGTATTCTCTTCCCATAGGATTAACAAATCTTTCCATTTTATGCACCTCCCACAAATTGAGTCTTGCTTGGATCCTTTAGGAAACCAAATAGACTATTTCCTTCTTTAGATGTCTTCTCAAACTCTTTGCTCTCATCCTTGATTTCTGACTTTCTTTCCTCTAACTTACTACCTAGAGATTTCTTAAATTCCTCTAACTTCTTGTCAATCATCTTTTCAATATCCTCTTTCTTTTCTTCTTCTTTTGTTTCTTCATCTCCTGTTTCTTCACCTGATCCCTCTTCACTTCCTTTATTCTCATCAGCAGCAGGAGTATCAGGCTTATCTTCTAAGTCTTTCTGGAATTTTTCTACGGATTCCAACCGTTTCTTTAGTTCCTCTAATGTTTTATTCAGAGGTTCTAATGCTTTGTTTAAATCTTCTTCATTCATTTCTGCTATATCCTCCTTTTTTATTAAAAATCCACCATTAGCGGTCTTAACAAAGAACATGCCTTGTATCCCAGCATCAGGATTCGCAGGATAAGAAGTTCTGCTGACTTCTCTCAGCGATGTTACTTTCCTGACCCTTGAACCAGATACAGGATCATATTCAAGTGAAGCTTCTCCTGCAACAGAATAGCTGTCCAAATAACCATTCTGTATTGAGCCAACTATATTCTTAAACATAGGATGATGCTCATTAATCCTTTCTACTATGTAGAACTGATTATCCAATTCAGGTATTCTTCCTGAAAATTTAATCACTCCTGAAGCAATATCTTTGTTATCATGAGAAAGAAATATCTTGTTGTAAGGAGGGTTAGATAATCCATTAATAATTTCGTCATCAATCACAATCTTCTCTCCGTCAGTGTCTATCTCTTCTGTAGATGCAATACCATATGAGTATAATCCTGGCTCCATTTCTATACCAGCAAACTCTTCTGGAATTCCCTCTGCAATATTCAGCTCCTTTGCCAACACCTCCATATCTTTGTTGAATGTCTTTTGTAATGAGAAATATAAGTTAAAAGGTCCTGTTTTTTTAATTCCTTCCTTCAATTCTAAATTATAATGTTTCTTTGCATAGCTCTTTATCCTTGCTTTTATCGATGCTATTTCAGAGCTTGAATAGAACCTTTGGTTCTCAGGCTTCATGAAGTATCTCCAAGCAGCCAAGCATCTGGATTTTGGTTTTAATGGATACTTGAATTCATTTGGAATAGCATAGTCTTCTTTAGAAGAAGGATATCCTTTTGGCGGAGTTCTATGCGCTCCAGGGGGCAATGGCTTCTTCTCTGGTGGCTTCTTCGGCAATGCTTTCTTTAATCTATTAACCAAAGTCTTTGCCAACCATCTATCACCTACCTTTTTATATTTGTTCTTGACAGCTGCCCATGCCACTTTATTTGCTCTTGTCTCATCACCCTTGTATTGTTTGATTGCATTATTGAAAGCAGAAATAAAGATTTCCTGTGCATGCTTAGGCAAAGATTTAATCCTCTCGGGTGGGTTTTGGATAGTATATGGCATCTTTTTAAATAAAATACAGAACTGTTATATAAATAATTTGGTTATATATTTATAATTATATATTTATGATAATTTATGACACTCTTTACAAAGTGTTAATCCATTTTCAATATCGTATATTAATTCCATAAAATTCATATCAACACAATCCTTTACAGAAACTATATGGTGTGGTTCTAAATAAACTGCTTTTCCATTACCACTTCTTAATCCACATTTCTGACAAGTATAATTATCTCTTTTGAATACTGCTTCTCTCCAGTGTTTCCATTCAGAATTTCTTAAACTATGATTTAATTGTTGATAATACTTTGAAATTCCTCCTTTCCAAAAATTATGTATTCCTAATCTAACTCTTCTTTTCATTGCTTTTCTTTGTTTCTTTTTTGATTCTTCAGTATGTTTACTTCCTTTCAATGCTTTACTTACTTTTTCTCTAACTTCTGGATTATTTTTCATAGCACTGTTTTTACTTATTTTCTTTTTTGATTCTTTTGTATGTCTTCTTCCATAAAAAAGATTGTTTTTTCCTTTCATTCTTTCAGAAGTAAAACTTCCAGAATTAGTAAATCCTTTTGGATGTTTATACCATTCTTTAGGGATTTTTACTCCTTTAACAAATCTACCTTTTAAATCTCTTTTAATATTCATCTTCCCGGACCAGGACGATTCCACCTGCGCATTTCACCACCACATTTAGGACACTTAACATCTATGCAGTGCTCATCTGTGGTCATCCTATAACCACATTTTATACATTCACATCTAAATGCCATTTTATATTTCCTCCGTAACCGGCACAACTACACATGTGCAATTTGGATGATTAGGTAATGATGGAGGATCATCGAGGCTGAATTCTTTTCCAAGCTGTCCCGGTCTTCCACCAAATGCTGCTGAGCATGTTCCGTCTGGGTCCTTACCAATTAGAACCCTAACCTTTCTAACAACATTAGAATTTTTATAAGCCTCAATACTCCCCATATTCATGGCTCTTGAAACCTCTGTTCTAGCGATAGTCCTCATCCTATTCTTATAAACTAATTCAACAGAGCCCTTAACCTTTTCAAGTCTTTTAGTAATATCAGGGATTGATTCACCAGCAAGAATTCCCTCTCTTATATGGAACTTGGCTTTCTGCCCCAATTCACTCATAGCCCCCTCTACAATATCTATATTCATATTTTTTAGCAAATCAATAGTTTCAGCCCCTATCGCTATCTTATTAAGGGGCATATCCAGCTCTATCTGTGCAGAATCAATTCCATAATCCCATGCCTTGGTTACAAAATGAGCACTCAATAATCTTGATTTTCCAATAAACTCCCTTCTAATAGCTTCCAATTCCTCTATTTCCCTGGTTGGATCTGCAACCTTCTTTAAAGCATTAATCTTTCCTCTTTTGAATAAAAATCTTCTTTCATCTATTGTATGGACAACCTCTCCAATCTTGTTGATATAATTCTTCAACAACTCATTCAATTCATTCATATATTCCTTTTCAAGTTGCTCTATCTTCTGGACATTCTTATGAGTAATCTTCTTTGCCTGTTTCTGTGGGATTCTTCTTGCTACTGCTTTAGCAAATAATAAATTACCACCACCTCCAGTCTTCCTGAAATAATTCCTCATTTTCAAATTAGTATTAATCTTATAAGTCTCTCTTCCAACACCAACACCCTCCATTTCTGTCTGATCTAACTCACTATGCCCTCCTGGAGAAGGATGCAAACCAACTCCCATTCCTCCACCTTTCATTTTTGGGATTATAACATCTCCACCCTCTATAGCCTGCTTACCAATCATCTCTCTCCTCTCATTAACAGTAAGAATATCTGAAAGTATATCAACTATTTTGGCTTCTCTTTCCTCATCCCTCTTATTTGATCTGTTAAATCTGAATTTTATAGCATTAAAACCAAATCTAGGAAGAAGCATATCATTAATAATATTCTCTATAAATGTCCTTATAAAATTAATCTCCTCATCAAACTCGCTCAGTTCAACATCTGATTCCCAGCCCCTTGCTGTTCCTGAGAGATAAACAGAGCCGGGTGGCACACCCATACCAATTAATATTTCCACCCTGTTGTCTTGAATAAAATCCTTGTAGGCCATCTCTGTCCCAATATCCATATTCTTGTATGTTATCTTATCTTCTTTCCCCTGTATATAGAAATCATTCCATGCCTTTCTCTTACCCTCTTTGATTAAATCCTTGGCTTTCTCAAACTCCTCATCGTCCATATTGAAGGTCCATATTCCCTTCGGCTTCTGATTGACAAATAGATCATTAGCATATCTCACAGCAAACATCCTTCCTGCTGCCTGATGCATGATTGATTCAATCAAACTCCTTCCATACTTTCTTGTTCCCTGAGCGAATAGATTCCTGTGTATTATTTCTTCTGGCCTGAATTTAGTCACAACTCTGTCATTAATTATCTGATTATAAGACTCTATCTTTGTCTTCTTATCATTCAGTTTAATCCTCATGTCCTCCCAATCAAGGACATGCAGTTCTCCAGGAACCCCTAATACTGTGTTTCTCACCTCAATATAAATCTCATCACCCTCTATTAACGAGAGTAATGCCTTGAATAGAACTCCATCAAAATTGATTTGCTCTCCTGAATCAGGTATCCTTCCCCCTGCTGTCTTCGTGAATTCCATGAAAGCATCTGCCTGCGCCTCTGCATCTGGCTCATCCAGTGTAGGTTCTATACTCCAGCCTCCAGCCATAACTTTCAGTGCTTTCTTGTTCTTGGCTGCTCTGATAATTGGATCTCTTCGAGCAAAGTCAAATATCAAATAAGGATCAAACTCATAATTCAAACCCTGGATATTTGTAGCCCCATCAATAAGTCTTGTAGTTTCTTTGGGCTTTGCTTTAGAAGTCTTTTCTATTTTAGTAGTGGGTTTGGTGGTTTTAGCCATTTTTTATTTATAAATTCCTTTATCTATTTATAACTTTCTATCTAATCCCAATCTATCAATCCTGTTGCTTTCTTTTTCAATTCAAAATACATTCTCATCATAAATGCATCTGCTAAATCAGTTGACCTTCCAATATTCTCTCTAATAACATCCTTACCGACGACAGCCAACTTACCGTCCTTGTCTGGATCCTTTCTTTTGATCTGCTCCAACTCTTCAATCAATTCATTCTTGATCTGCTCACTCACATCCTTGTAGATTCCAATTTTTCCCAGCCTTACATATTCTGCTAATCTAAAATAGCATTGTGATTTGAGATTGATAAAATTATGAGTAATATGCTCCCTGTCTTTATCCTCATTCTCAATTGGTTTGGAATTATTAACAAAGCCCTTCACACCTATCATGTGATCAACTATGCCACCGCCAATTCCATCCTCATCAACCAGAATATTATTTCTCTTGACCTGATATTGTATTGCCTTCTCCTCAATCAGTTTCTCTGTCTTTAATAAGTCCTGTTTGCTATAAACCCAGACATTCTTCATAAATAATCCTTCCCAATAAGTGATTACAGTTCTGTCATCCCCAAATCTGGCCACATCCACTATGAGGTATTTGTCCTTTGATTTCTCTGGCGTATTAGTAAATAATGATAAGATATCATCATATTCCATTAGTTTGTATGGATCATCATCATACTCAAAATTGCCTAATAAGAGCCTCTCCTTGCTGATTTTGTCTAATTTCTTCAAGTTTTCAATATAATACTTAGAAATAAATGGATTGTCCTTTACTAATGCTCTTACGAATTTCCTATAAACAGGCAGTGTACCCTCTTTATATGGCTTATAAAAGTCATAGTATAAAAAATTCTTTGAGGGGTTTGATGCTATCAGTGTTTTTGGAATTAAACCAAATTCCTCTAATTTGTACCTTATACGGCTTTTAAGGATATTCCATGCTTTTACTGTTATTTGGCTTCCCTCATCAATAAACGCTCCTGTATATTCAGTTGAACCCAAACTATCAAATTCTGGGTCAGATGGATATGCATAGAGGTCTTTTAGATATATTTCTGAGCCATTAAAGAATCTTATAATCCCCTCCTGTGCCCTGTATTCAAACTGTTTATCTTTTTTAATCCCCCATTCCTTGCATACTGAAAAGAAAGTTAATAGGGTAGAATTCTTTAAATCCTTTAATATTGCTCTGCCCATAAGCCATCTTGATCCTGGATATCTTAGGCAGCAATATAAGAGCCATACACAACCGAGATATGATTTTCCTCCACCAGCACCACCACCAAAGAATAATTCTGTTGTTTCATCATCTTCAAGTAATTCAAAGGCCTCAGCCTGTTTCTCGGTCGGAGTCCAGTTTATCCTTAGAAGATTTCTTTTTTCCGTTCTTAATAATCCTGAATTCATAGTCTGTTTTCTCAACCTCCACTCTTTCTTTTGGTTTCTCTATAAAGCTTAATTCCTGCAAATCCCTTATGATTTCCCGGTCTATATTGTCCATCATCTCCATAATCTTTGCTTTTTTAGATGGATCTGATTCCTTTAAATACTGCTTATGCATATTCTTTAGAATGGCCTTTCTGGACCTTAATCTTGCATCCAGTATATTCCTTACATCCAAATACTTCAAATCTTTAGCAAATCTCTTCCTCATAGATTTAAGATCTCTTATTATTGTTCTCTCACTCCATCCCAAGACCTGAGATATTTCATGAATAGTATAGTTTCCTAAATAATACAGTTCTGCTACCCCTTCCTGCCTCCTAAGAGCCTTTATACGCTCTGTTGGTCTATTTCGTGACATCTTAAGTCCTATTATTATTATATTTATTCCTCACTATTAAGTAGTTTAGCCTCTTTTCCTGTAAAAGCCTCCCAACGCTTTATGATAACATCTACATATCTTGGCTCTATTTCCATCATATAACACTTTCTATTTAGCTTCTCGCAAGCAATTAATGTAGAACCTTTCCCTCCAAACAAATCCAATACTATATCTTTTTGCCTTGTTAGAACCTTTAAATATGGAGTCATTATTTTGATAGGTTTTGAGCCCATCTTTTCTTTACTTCCTGTTTCTTTAAAACTAGCAACAGGTGAATCTATTATGGTGTCTAATCTTCCAATACCTTTAGCATTAAAGTAATATTTTCCAGAAGTTGCATATATGAAGATATCATATCTGTTTATAAAACACCTATTTGCATGTGTAAATCTATTTGTTGCGTGCCATATCATTAAATTCCTTACTATATAACTTTTTGATAGAGCATCCCATAAATCTTTAACATTATACCACTGTTCAAATACAATAATATTAAAATCTTCTTTTCTAACAAATTCTATATTTTTAATCCATTCATCATAATGGAATACCTCATTAGATTTTAATTCACCATACTGACAATCACCCTTTCTTCCAAACTTCTCAGATTTCATTCTATAAGGTGGGTCAGTAAACACCATATCTGCTTTCTTCCCATCCATCAATTTCTCAACATCCTCTTTCTTTGTAGCATCTCCACACATCAACCTATGCTCTCCTAATTGATATATCTGGCCTAATTTAGATTTTGGCTCTTCAGGAATGGGTGGGACATCATCCTCATCAGTTAATCCTTGCTTCTCTTCAAATAGTAGTTTTTGTAATTCTTCTTCATCAAATCCAGTGTATTTTAGAATCTCCTTATCCTCTTTCTCCAACTCTTTCATAATATTAACCAGTCCTGCATAATTCCAGTCAGCAATTAATGCAGTCTTATTATCTGCTATGTTGTATGCCTTGAAATCATTACCACTGATATCTAATCTAATAATAGGAACCTTGTCTAATCCTAATTTTTTAGCTGCCTTTAATCTTGTGTGCCCTGCAACTATCTTTAGATCCTTATCTGTTAGAATGGGATTGTTAAAACCAAATCTTCTTATAGAATTCATTACCGGCTCTACTGCGTTATCATTAACTCTCGGATTTTCTGCATATATCTTTAACTTGTTAATATCTATTTGCTCTATTTTTAATTCTTTTTGCATTATTATTCTCCTTGATTTTTTTCTTCAGATAGTTGGGAAGGTGATTTATTGCTATCTTTAAGGAATTGTAATCTATTTTTAACTTGTAAGTGATATCGCATTTGTTTATTGGCTTGTCTATTTTCCTTAAGAAATCCTTCAGTTTGTTTAAAGTCTTTAAAGTCACGCTTTTTCTCATTATATAATTATAAACCCATAGTTATATAAATATATTTCGGTCGGGAGCGCAACATTATTCCTCCTCTATCTCAAAATACTCATCAAGAGTCTTATTCTCCTTCTTCTCTAAGAAGGGGAAATCTGTCCTCCAGAATCTCTCCTTGCTCTTCTTGTATCGGCTCATCCTTCCATAACTCCTCCAGATTTATCTTATCAGTAAAAAGAATGCATCCTGCACACTTTCTGCATCTTATTTTATGATCTGTTCCGATTACAAATTTGGTTAAATTCTCTGATTTGAAACCGCAATCTTCACATTTCATTTTTCAACTCCATACTTTTTCTTTCTTTCATAGTATTGTTTTATCTTTTCTTTGTTTTTCTCTCTGTATTGTTTTATCTTTTCTTTGTTTTTCTCTCTGTATTGTTTATAGTATTGTTTTGAAAAGTATTTCTGCTTAAATATACCATTAAGGATTGCCAAAGGAATTGTCAGAGGTTTTCCTTCATCAACCCTTTTCAAGTTTTTTTCTATATCCTCTTTTGTTATTTGCTCCATTTCCCTTCTACATACTTTTTCTTTAGTTCTTTAATAAACTGAAATGAGATAAACAACTGACTTTCATAAGGAGTTTTATTTACCTGTTCTTTTGTCAATAACCCCTTTTCAATCTCTTCAAATATCTCCTGTGCTGTTTTTTGTATTGTTAGGTCTATTAAAAACCCATCCAATTTATCTTTTTCAGCCATCTTATCAAAAGCTACATCATCTAATTTATTATACTCTTTCAAAACTTCTTCTGTGATTTTATCTTTCATTTTTATCTTCTCTACAATCACATAACATTTTATGTCCTGCACAAACTGGACAATTGCTTAATATTCCTATTTTTTTATTTGATTTCATTTATCTTTCCTCCTTTTTTAGAGCAGATTTTAAGATTTTATTAATATCAACATCTTTTATATTTCTTAATTTCTCTAACATCTCATTAAATATTTTATCTCTTTTATCATTATCCTCTGGTGGAATATCTCTAAGTGCCTTATACATTTTGAAACATCTATAACAAAAATATCCCTTAACTCCATCACTAAAGTCCAATTCATACATAGGAGTTCCTTTGTACTGACAAACTGCATAATATCCGTTACATTTCCCTTTCTTTGGTTCTTGCATTTTCCTTCCCTTAATCTATCTTTTAACAGCCTCAACTATCTCCTTATACTCAACTTTTGAAACTAATGGCTTGATTTTTTTTAGCACTGCTTTTCTTCCAATCAGTTCAAAATATCTTCTAAGATATAACGGAACATCATAACTTTCTTTCAAAACAATATAAAACTCTGGAGTATGGCAGTCTTTACAAAATTCCCTAAATTCTTTTTCTGTTATTTTCATAGTAAAGTTTATCCCCAATCATCACTCCAATTTTCTGCTTCTTCATCTGATAATTTATCTACACAATCACTATGGGCAAAAATATCATAGTCTTCTATATTATAACAAACCGATTTATCTCCTAATGGTTTCTTACATAATTTACATTTTATCTTTACAAATTCCTGATGTCTTCTTGCTGCACATCCAGAACATAGAGGAATATCTACACATCCATAATTATCATCTGAACTTACTTCTCTACCACAATCCTCACATATTACGGTTGAATATTCATGAATTTTGAGTCTCATAGCATTAATCTCCTCATGTATTCTTCTAATACTCTTATTGGTATTACCACATTCCCTTCATTATCATGCTTGTGTTTCACTAAAGCAGATAATACTTTTTTAATATCTTTAATTTCTTCGTTTTGTCTTTCAATCTCTCCTTTTAATTGATTAAAGGGGTGTCTATTTTCCAACTCATCCTTATAATCTTGTTGTTTATCTCTTTCCTTATCTTTTTCATAAGGTATTTCTTTGGATGTAAAATCCAATAATTCAGATGTTTTAACATCTTTATACTTTGTTTTTTTATTTAACATTTGAACACCTCCATGTTCTTCATTACTTATAACTAATATTCAGCGAACTTTATAATCCCAACTCCTTCTGTATTCTTCCAAGCAACTCTTTATCTTTTGGAATCCTTCTACTAAATTCGCTCACAAGAATATCCCTAACTCTCTGCTTATCCAAACAATTCTCTTGGATATCTTTAAATTTTATAACTCTAACTTTTTGATATTCTATGCCTTTAAACTCTATTAATTCTTCTTCTGAAAGAGATTCATCTTCATCTGAATATTTCTCCTCTTCATTAGATTCTGAATCTACATAAAAAGTATCTCCTGTATATGCATTCTGTAATATTTGTAGAATATGATGTTTCCCCTTCAAACTTGGAAAATCTTCTTCAAATTTCATTTCCCTTCCTTAGCTGGTCCTTAGGATCATCCCTTTCTCTTTTAAATACTGGCTTCTGCTTTGGCCCCTGATCTATCTTCTTGTCCCTTTCCTTTTTCCTCCTCTCATACTCTTCCTTTGCCATCTTAGTAATTTCAGGTATGTGAATTCCCATGGCCTTTATCTCTTTATCAACTTCCTCTATCTGCATGAATTTAAGCTCTATGTCTTTCTCTGCTTGTTTAATTAGCGTTGCAAGATTCCCTCTTATCTGCATCAGCTGGACATAATGAGAATAAACATCCTCTGCCTTGTCATACTCCTGATCCCTTACATTGTGAAACTTTCCTAGTTTCTTAAACAGTTTAAAACTTACATTTGTATTAATTGGTTTCATTTAGATTTCCTCCATTCTTTGTTCTGGTTCTATTATTTTATTCATAACACTATTTACTTCTACTAATTTCTTTCCAATAGGATAAAATATTGATTTTAGATTCAGGCCTACTTTTTTTGCTATCTCTCTGTCAGGCATTCCTTTTCTTTTCATATCAAAAACAGACTCATCAGGATCATTAAGATATCTAATTACTAGTCTCCTGTGTAGTTTTTTATGAAATCCTATCTCTCCTCCCAATATTCTCGGATTCCCAGGATAATTGTTGATGGTTATTAAATCAGGATCCCCCATATACTCAAGTCCTTCTTCTTGAGTTATTTCCTGAAACCTGTAATTCATTTGTTTCATTTTTTCAGCTCCTCAATAACCATCTTGATCTGTTTTTTGTTAGCGATGTCTTTTATTGCTGCAACATGCTCCATCAGTTCTGATTCTACTTCTTTTTTAGATATCCAGGCCATTTTATTTCTCCTTATGCTTCTTTTGGCACTCAAAGCAATAAACCTTTCCACCAAAATTCTTCCTACTATATTCTATTACTGATTTAGCCATCTTTTCTGTGCCACAATCCTCGCACTTCTCGAGTGTTTTTTCCTCAGATGTCTTAACCTCTGTTTTAGACTTGTTTCCCTTCTTGGAAACATCTATTCTCTTTGTAATTATATTATTGGCTTTGCTTAGTAGCTCTGCACCAACAATATACTCTGTGTCTCCTGATTCCAATTCTGCTGTAAGACTGCATGAATGAGATACAAAATTATCTCCTTCCTTGATAGCCATCTTTAGCCCAGCAGTTATTTCTTTTATTTTCATTCTTACTCTCCTGATTTTTTAACCTTTACAGCTTGTAATCCTTTTTTTGATCTTGACTCCTGAAACTCTACTTCCTCTCCTTTCTTCAAGGGCTTTGCAGAATATATCTCAGTGATGTGCATAAAATACTCCTGATTGTCTTCCCCTATAATAAATCCGTATCCCTTTGTTTCAGAATACCACTTTACTTTTCCTTTCATTCCTCATGCTCCCATAATAATATCTTTACAAGGTTCCCAAGCGACCATTTCTTGTTCTTTAACAGATTTAGCTTGATGCTCTCCTCTGACAGATCCTTCTTAAGAAGCTTCAACTTCTTTTCCTGGGTCTGATACAACTCATTAATCTTCAGTCTCTGCTTCAATTCTGCCTGCCTTGCTGTCTCATTAGTGAATACTTTCTTGTCTCCATTATAAGTTTCTTCTGCAATCTTGATCATGGTCCTGGATTTTATCTCCTCCATATTGTCCTCTATCTTTTTTATCTCGTTATTTAGTCTCATCAATTCAACTTCACAATCTCTTATCTCCGTGGGTATCTTTACTATCTCTTCTTTTAAATAATCTGAGGCTTCTGTCATAATCCCAACTCCTTTCCTTTCAAATAATCTTTTATTGTAAAATAAATTAATTTAAAATATAACCCACTAACTAATATCAATGAAATTAATCCTGATAATAATATTAAATATAATCCTGTATCATTTGGTATGTTCATTTATTTATCCTCCTATTGATTTTAATTTAGTTTGTTCCTCCTCCCCTTCATAAGATTAATATTGGTGCGGTATCTTCTATTGAACTTCTTTATAAAATCATTAATCTCTGCAGTTATTGTCGAGTTTAATGATTTTACTGCAAGCTTGAAATCTTCCCAGTCCTCTTCCTTGTATATTATAACCATTTTAAATATTCTATTTTTCATCTGTTAAACCTCCATAATTATATCCCAGGAAAGGTTTGAGGAGGGAACCTCTTGCCTTCCTGGAATGGAATCTATTATTGAAAGCAGTCCTTGCTAAGAACTGCTTTATCCCTTGCAGGACTATCCATAGCTATAGACTGTTATCTTCATTGATTTCAGATTGTTTTCTTTCCTTCTTTTCAAAGTTTTTATTGCGTTCCTAGCCTCTCTGTCTGAAATATTTAGATCCTCTGCAATAGTAGAAATTGCTGTCCATCTGTCCTTGTGATCCTTGAGATATTTTTTAACAATATCTGATACCAATGGTTTGGTAGCCTTTGGCTTCTTCTTGACTTTCATGCTATCACCTCGATGTTTGACTCCTCAAAAAAATTTAAGGAAAAAGGAAGGTTCTGTAAAACCTTCGATGTGTTCCTTTCGACCTCGTCAGGGTCTGCGTTTGTTATCAATATTTGCATTTTGTTATCACCTCTTTTATTTAAGCTTAATAAAGCCTTATTACATAAAGTATAGTAAGTATATAAAGCTTTCGCTTTTTTGTTAAACTCAAAAAACCAAAAAGTCGCAAAAAATTTTTCCATTCTCAACTAAATGGTTATAACAAAAAAAAGAAAGAGAGAAGCATGAAAAACCCTTTCGCTGGGATTTGAGCCCAGCGTGTGAAAGGGAAAAAGAGGTGATCATTATATCTTCCTCCTAATACTAGAGATATTCTTCAGAATTATGATCTCAGTCTTGGTCTGCAGAATGACATTCAGATGAGCAAACCAGATAGCCAGGCATGTTCCCTTGACAGACTTGCCTAGAGAATCCTTCACAATTATTTCCTTGCCAACAAAATCTCTTAGGTTATTAATATATGCATTATTTCTATGGTCTGGGTTTTCGATTTTAACCACCAATAAGTTTAAAAAGAAGTAAGATACCTCCACTCTGGGTTTGGGGAGGTGTCTTGCTTCCTTCTCTTTTCTTTTTATTATGATTATAATTATCCTCGTCGGGACAATAATGTAAAGATGAGCTTACTTATATACCTTTCGGTTTTTGTCGTCGGTACTTCTTTTTATTTCTTAACGGTTTCAGATAACATTCCATGCATCGTGTTCCATAGCTTGGTTTCCCACAGTGGATACATTTGCGACGCCGTCTCATTTTTCTTTCTTCTTATTAGTATCTCTTATCATATAATATTTTACTTTATCACCATCATATTGAAATTGTAATCTCATATCATCACAACAGATATTCTTACATCCCTTGCATCCTTTATTTTTTATATAATCAGCACATTCAAATAATATACACAAATTAGGTCTTTCTGGCTTACCGAAAACAGTGCATTTGTTTCTCTTCAAATAAGGACATCTATATTTTCCATTCTTTTTTAATTTCCATCTTATACCATCGAGGACTAATTCTGTTATCTTTCCTTGTTCTTTAAATTCTTTTTTGACGAGTTTTTTGTATCTATCCATTTTTCTTTCTCTTTGGAGGGGGTTTGGGGGAACCTTTCTCTTTCTTTTAGATTCCTGCCAAAGAATCCATAAAACTAATACATCCTGCAAACATAGACAGGACCATCAATGCCAGGATCCATCCACCTATTGCTCTGATGTGTTTCAATACCTTTATTATATCTTCATCCATTTTTAAGCCTCCACTTTTATCTCACAAATCTCTTTTCCTAGATTTGCTATCTTTGATTTAAGCTCTTCTATTTCTGCCTGATATTTTACTATCAAAAATCTTCTGCTCTCAATCTGGAAGTCTGTGCTGTGATCATAGGTTGCTGTTATTCTCCTATTTATAAAGTCGCTTAACATTCCCCATTTGGATTTAACTCTTCCCTTGCCATCCAAAAAACCAAGCTGCTTTAAGACATATAGTGTCTTGATTGTTGGTCTAAAACTTATTCTCACTTTTTTCTCCCCCATTTTAATAATTGTCATACTTTAAATCAGACAATTTTAGATCTTGAATCTTTTTTATTTTATCGTCGATAAATCCTCTCTTTTAACTCTTTTTTTATCTACTGCTATCTACCAAAATCATTCAATAACCAAAACCTTTATATAGAAGTAAAACATCCCTACAACAGGTTGAGTTGTTGGGATATTTTAACTTCTTTTAGGTTGAATTGTCTGACTTCTTGTCTGACACCTCCTTTACATTTTTATCTAGGAAAGCATAACTGATATATAAAATTTGTTATACACCACAAAGTGTCATAAACTGCCCCTTACTTCAATTACTTCATAAACTGCCCCTTACTTCAATTCGTAAGTAAATAGATAAGTAAAACCATTAGTAAAACCGATAAAAATAAAAAAAGAAAGAGATTATTTCCTTCTAATTTTCTTGATGGCCATTATGATAAAGTCTGCTATTATTGCTGATCCTGCAGCAGCTAGTGGCTCTAAATTCAATGCATATTTAGCACCCAAAGTCAATACTAATAATCTAGCAATAGTTGCTCCCAACTGGCCTAACTCGTATGCTGTAATCTTGGAATCTTCCATAGCATTTTCCAGCCATCCCACAAAACTTCTTACCATAGAGGCTCCAAGGCCTGCCCCCAAAGTTATAACAACCTCTTCCATATTTTTAACCTCCTTATGTTAATAAACTTATTATTTGAAGCAGAATAACCACAATCATGCCTATTCTGATCCAGAAGTCCAATCTCTTTATTGCTTTTTCTAGTAAATCGAACTTCTTTTTATGATGCCTTTTTAACTTCCCAACCTCTATTTTTATTAACTGCTCCATTATAGGAACTGCCTCCAGTTTTGATTCAAATACCAGATGTTCTTGAAATTCAAACAGAACCACATATCATAGTTAGATGGCATCGTCGGTAATGAATTATATCTTTCGTCTCTTGTGCATTCAATCAGCTTGAATTTCTTATCTACCGGATTGTAAACCATTCCCCAGCTATGCCCCACTTTAGCAAAGATTCCAATGCACTGGAACACATATTTCTTGTATCCATACATCTTTAATTCATCCAAAACATCATTCAGAACTCTTACAAAAACCCTCACAGAAAGGTCGCAGTCTCCCTTTTTGGTGACTATTGCAGTATCTCCATTATTCCATCTGTCAGCAACCTTAAACTGGGATTGGTTGGTTTCATAATATATATTTAAAACTACCAAATTTGCAGCAGACAAAGCTAGTCTATTAAAATAAGAATCTAGGGATTCTCTTGATCTCATCGGGCCTACTTCTGATATTACCTGTTCAGCCCATGTCCTTGAATATACTGTGGAGTTGAATAAGTCCCTGATATCCAACTGGAGAGCAATACCATCCTGTTGTGTTTTGTTGGTGACTACATCCTCCTGCTTTACCTTAGTCCAGCTATTCGGTATAAAGGATAAATCTATTTCTTTCAGATATATTTTTAATTGATTTGTAAGTTTTGTAATCTCTTTTTTTAATCTGCTAATCTCTGCTTCCAATGCTTTTATTTTTTTAGTATTAGAGGGTCTTTTCCTCTTCTCATACTTCCTTCTCTTCTTCCTCAAGATAATAAATCTATTTAGAAAATCTAAGAAATTCTTCATAAGTTGGTTTGGGGCCATTTTTTTTTATTAATACCTCCATATATTTAAGTTTTACTCAAAACAACACAGCTCTCAATTTCTGGTGTTGGCTTTGCAGTGCTGGACTTCATGTGAATCTTGACTTTGATTTTCTTCCCAGGGTTGGTGATGTTAATAATATCTCCTGGCTCTCCCTTGGTGCCAAAAGATACATTCTCCTCGTAATTAGATCCATCAGTGCTTACATCGAAGGTACATAAGTCGCAGTCATCATTGCCATTAAATCTGATTTCAGCATAATTCATATTTTCATCAACTGATAATTCCTTGGAAATTGCAGTTCCTGTATCATTGCCTGTTGTTAGTTTTAGTTTTCCATTGGCTGTTTCTGTCCCTGAATGAGTTTCAATATCATCATCATTATCGAATGTAAAGTGATATGAATGCGTCATGTTATTCGGATTGTTAAATGTAGATTTTTCCCTTATGTCCCTGTCATTATCTCTTATCATCTTTAAGCCATCTTTCTCCAGCTCATTAATAGATACTCTGGATTCTACTCCTCCCATGCTGAATATATGAGAAACCTGCTCAACGCTGGGAGTTCCATTATAAACATATTCTACAAAAACAGGCAGTGCCTGTCCTGGTTTCAAATAAGGCAGCCCTATTGTTATTAAGGATCCTTTGGATTCTGCATCACTCAAATTATCATACTCTTTTGTTAATCTGTCTTTAAGCTGCTCTAAATTCTGTATAGAAGTATCATTGATAATTTCATCCTTTCTCCATGGGGTTAAGGTAGAGCTTTTTTTAGTCCACAATAACAAGCATCCCTCTTTATCAGGGCCGTATCCTTTAATATAATTCCTGATCTCTGTTGCATCAGGCCCTATTGGAGGGCATAAGAATAGATTTGCTCCTGATGCAATCCCCTCTCTTAAACATATTTCTGATCCTCTTGTGAATGCATCATAAGTCCCGTCAGTATTTATCCTTGCATCAAATCCTGCTCTGTCGCATAAGTCAGCCAAAATATTTATATATCTCTCGTCCCTGTATGATCTTGATGTCTTTGTAGAGGTTGCTTCTATACTTCCTTCTGAAATTACTGTATAGCCTGCCTGGGAATTAACATCTGCAATAACTGATTTTATTGCTGAATCTACATTTTCAGAATCAAATTCAATAGTTGTGGTCATATCAAACAATTCAGGCCTGTCTCTTGCACTCAAATTCATAATCCACCCATCCGAAGTCAGTGATACTGGATTCTTGTCTAATTTCCCCTCAAATATTTGATTAGTAGGGACATGGGTTGTAAATGTAGAGGCAGTCGCATAATCAAAATAAACTTTAATAGCCACCCTTTCTGTTGTAGGATCCCATTTATCATTAAATCTTCCTTTGTCATTATCCAGCATTAGATTAGCATAGCTTAATCTGTGCGTTGCCACCAATACAACCTCTGCAAAAATAACATATGGTGTAACATCCTCACCTCCAATAGTAATCTTCCATTTGGGATATTTTGTATCGACTGGTAATAAAATAATTCCTGATCCTTCCTCTCTTGTTAATCTGGCCACCATTTTTAATCCCTGAATGCGTCTGATGTAACGACACATTCATCGCAGAGGGAATCAAATTTGAATGTAATATTATACCAAACAAAATCAGAAATACTGCATCCAATCAGATCAACCCATGTCCATATCCCTTGGTTTGAGTTAATCTGCAAATTGTCTATTATTTTCTGGGATGTTTCATTATTCAGCATGATTCCCCCTGTTTTATTTATATCATCATCAGCAGTAATGTTAATGCATCCAGCACTCATATCATATTTAAGATAAATATCAATGGGATCTGTCTTGGCTAGATTAGTTACATTAAATATTGGTATGCTCTCATTCTCGCAATAGCCCAAGCTTCTGTTATCATTATCGCAATATTCAATAGTCTGCCTGATTGGAGTCACATTATAGTCTGTCAAATTTGTAGGTATCAAATAAAATCCCGGAATATGCAGTGGCCAATTAAATTCAAAATCACTATATCTTACCATTATTGTTTTTGTATCATTAACAGTTACATCGTTTGCATCATAAGCAAATACTGTTACATTCCCGTCAGCAATATATCTTAGATCTAAACTAGTAAAATTGACATCTCCCTGTAATGCTGTTGTTGAACAAGCAATTGGCAGTGTTGAATTCTCAGTTGTTTGTATAGTAAGATTATCTAATTCACTAACTACTATCTTTTCTATTGTTTGATTCTGATCCAGTAAATTCCAGACTATTGCTCCGGGAGCCTCTGTGGTTAATTTTATTGGAAACAAGCATGTTAATTCCCCTATACAATTATCACTCATATAATCAGTTACAGAACTTCCAATCCAGTTAGCAACAATGCTTTCATTAGAATAAAGAGTACCATTCATCTCCCACTCATTAACTCCGTCTGCTCCAATATCCAAACTTATATTTTCTGGGGTTCCGGCAATAACTTGTATTCTAATATCCTTGATTATTGCTTGTTCACTTAAATCTCCATCACTATCCTGAACACTTGTTCCTGTTGCATTGGCTCTGTATTTTAAGTATTGTCCTCCGACTGCAAATACATGATTGATTCCGCTCTGAACTGATTCCCAAGTTGTTCCATTATCTGCTGAAAGATAATAATGGGTTTCTGTATTGTCTGGCACTGATTCTGTTGCTGTTAGAGTTGCTGATGTTATATTGCTTGAGAAGTTTGCTAACATTTCTGATGTTACTGAACCATTGCCCCATGTAAAGTCACCAGTCATCTCTCCAGTAATTCCAGTCATGTTAATATTATAAATATATGCACTCCCACTTCCTCCAGCATCATATTTCCAAGATTCACAAGAGCAAGAAGTAGAAAGATAAACCTCATATTGGTGAGTAGAATCAAATGCAACTTCACTATCATAAACTCCATCATCATAAACCATTATTTTATTTCCAACCTTTCTAAATTCCCAAATAGATGTATCACTACATCCAGTACTGCTACCAGAACCCACTCCACTATCTCCACATGATTCACTATGGACACTCAACACATTAGAACCTAAGGTTTTATCTCTAATACTAAGAGAGCCTGAACCACTTCCTCCAGCAGTTTCTGTACAAGGATTAGAATCATAACTACCACTTCCTTGAACATTAACTTTAATAAACATACTACCATATTCTGTAAAATCTAATGTTTGTGAATAGAAATTACTTGATTTACTATCTGTATTTGAATTATCACAATTTCCTGTTCCAGAACAAGTACAAGATGATGAAGTACCAACATACTTTCCTGTACTAACAGAATAACTTCCACTCCATCTTCCACTTATATCTCCTAAACTGAAATTCTCATATTGCCACTGATTTGTAACTGTTGATTCTACATCATAGATATAAGAATCATTCCAGTAGTATTCTGTATAATCATAAGATTCTGGATTTGCAGTGCCCCCAGTTAAGTTTATAGTACCATTCTCAATAGCCATATTTGTTAAATCAAAACTTGATAAATTAACATAAATTATACTGCTTCCTGCTGTAGGATAAGTAATTGTATTTGTCTGCAATCCTTCTGAATAACTTTGATGTATTATATTTCCAGTTAAATTTCCTACAAGATAGAAATCAATACTTCCATCATTAGCAACATCACAAAATAGATCTATTGGATATCCTGAATTATCTTTGCCAGTTATATTAAACTCTAATTGTGTTATTGTCACATTCTCTTTTGAAGTCATATTAATTTGTTGAGTTTTACTTAGAGTAAAATCTAAAGTCTCGCTCTCATCAACAGTCCAATTATCAGAACTTAAATCTCCAACAAGATAAGATATGTTTATTGATTCTCCTAGAGTACCACAAGTATAATTATCTCCATAATCAGGAGCATCTAAATCTATACATAAACTTATTGATGAATTATCCACGATAGCAGTTATATTAGAATAAGTTTCATATTCATATTTTCTATCTATTGGCTCTCCATCCAAATAAATAGTTATGTTCTTACCTGGCTCTCCCCCTCCCAATTGTCTCAACTGCTTCTCTTTCTCCTCAGGAACCAAAGGCTCTTTCCCCTTAATACATCCACCATTAATTAAAATCAAAAATGCTAAAATCCCTATAAATATCCATATACCTTTCATTTTATTGGTCCTGAATCAATACTAATCTAAAACTATAACTTGTTGGTTTGTTTGAAACATCATTATACTCTAATCTCACTATAAAATATTCTCCATCATGAATCCCATCAGTCAGAGTATGGGTTGTAAGATCATCATATCCCTCTAAGGTTTCCCTGTCTGTGTGCCTGTTAGCATCAACATGCCTTCCTTCAATAATTATGCTCCAGTCCTGCAAGGTTGTTCCAGGTATTTCTCTTTGTCTCAAACTTGTACCTATTACTTGTTTACTAGTATGAGGCACTTTTACAGCCGTTAATCTATCTACAGATAATGTAAGAGATCCAAATTGAATAGTATTTGCATATTGACTTACCATTTTTAAAATGTTGATGCTGGAGTTACTAGTCCAGCCTCTATCTGCTCCTGCCTTTTGGCTTGGAATTCAGCATAGGTCATTCTCCCTCTTGTTCCAAATCTGATATCATCTTCTACATCCCGAGCCTTGCTTCTTATTTGCTCTAATACCATTAAAAACGATTTTCCCATAATATCAATACCCTCTTGTCTTCTGGTATTTAGTAGGCCTTCTAATGCAGCTAATTCTTTCATGTTTTCTATTTGTGTTAAATCCTTAGTTCTAATTATTTCCTTAATGTCCTCCTCTATTCTAATGACCTCATTAGCACCCTCCCGAACCATCTCCCATCTTCTTCTTTCAGCTTCTGCAGCTTCCTCTCTTTCTGCTCTTCCTGCTTCTTCTGCTGCAGCTGCTTCTTCAGGGGTTAGTCTTCTGAATATATTTTCTCTTCCAAATAAAGCTTCTAAACGCGTCATATTTTCTCCTGGAGTTCCTGCTTCTCTCAAATTTTCCATTATGTCAACCAATTCATTAAATCCTTGTAACCAAGTAGTTAGAACTTTTTTAACAGGATCTCCAGCCTTGATTTTAAAATCTTCCCACTGGGCTTTGAATTGTTGAGAAGCAGTTGTTGCATCTGTAATAGATCCCTTTAGCTTTCCTGTGCTTTCTTCTAGTCCTTCCATTACTGCTATATTAAATGCTTGTTGTCTTTCAAGACCACTTAATGCATCTACTGATTTCCCTATCTTTTTTGCATATTCCTCATAAGCATCTCCAGCTTTTACAATTATACCTAAATTATCCAATATTAACCGGGATTGTCTACCAATACCAATGGTTAAATCAGCAAAAGCTTCTTCAGTAGTTCTCCCTACTGCTGCTCCTAATACTCTTGCTGCTTTCAATAATTCTGGTAATTGCTTTTGTTCAATCCCTAAAAGAATAGCATTATTTGCTTGAGTAACTAATTGTAAACTACTAACAGTTCCTTCTGATGCTTCTTGTAATTGTCTTAAAAACCGTTGAGAGTCACCCTCAATTAATCTAGTAAATGAAGCAAATCTTTGTTCGAAAGCAATAGAGGCTGCTGTTGCATCCTTGAGATAACTAGTGACTGCTGCTGTTGCTACTCCCCAACCAATCATGGATGCTACACCCATCTTTTTTACTACATCACTAAACTTACTAACTTCCTTCCTAGCCTGATCTGTTCCTTTTTTTAATTTCTTTGTATCAGCATCTATAATAATTGTGGCTCTTCCTGCTTCCATTTTATTTTAACATCCTCCTTGATGTAGCTTTAGTTATGATCTCTTGCTCTTTTATTTTAGCATTTTCTTCTCTTATTTGATTGTTCAATTTTCTCCTCTCCAATAATATCTTAATTGTTCTTTTGGGTAATGATTCAATATATTCCAAAGTCCAGCCATAAGTCTCAGCTAGATAATCTTTGTAAAACCATTCTAGCCTTTTTGCTTCTTCTGCTGGACTTTCCGAAAATCCTTCTCAGCCTTCCTAAGTTCTATAATCTTATTGTATAGTATTTCTCTTCCCTCATATCTGCCAATCTTCTCTAAATCACTATCCAATACGGGCCTCCATTCTTTAGATCCCATATCAAATATCTCACAATCTGCCTTAATTATGTCACTTGCTCCAAGTCCCTGTCCCTTGCTAAATACCTTTTCAATAATGCTGTCTGCCAAGAGAGTTCTCTCCCTTCTTGTTCTAAATCTTAGTCCAGCCACTTCTATTTCAACCCAATCTCTTGGATTCATTTTATCCTCCTAAGGAATTCTCTCCTTATTTTTACGATTCAGCCCAATTTGCAGGCTCTGTAGCTGAAGCATTCATCTTCATAGTTAATACACATGCCTGTGCAGTAAATGGAACCACTATCCTGCTTATTCCACTTCCAGTAAATTCAGGTGCCAATTCTCCAATAACTACATCATGCAATACATATTTTACATAATAAGTTCCATCAACATACAGAGTTATTGCAATATCCTTTGGTATAATTGTTTCTTTTGGTGCTGGATCTGATGTATCTCCAAACAAGTCTTCCCATAAATCCTGTCCGTTTTCTGTAGCAGTAGTCATCTTGATTCTCATTGTTCCATTTATATCTCTACTCCCAAGCTCATACATTGTTGGAAATCTTGTTCCTGTTGAATTGGCCAAATCTCTTACTGGTGTCACATTATTATTTATTATAAATTCAATCATCTCAATACCATCTAATGTTGCGACATTTCCCGCATCTCCATATTCAACCAATACATCTCCCCATCTAAATGGCTCCTCGGTGGATTCTGATACTGATCCACCACCAAACCCTGTGGTGTCCATAGATTCTGTCTTTACTGCTAAGATATCATAGGTCCACAAGCAATTAGTTCCCTCTTCTGCATGGAATGTCATGGTGTTCACTATACATCCAGTTAATCTCAAAGGAATCAGGTTGCCTGGTTTATTCCATCCTGCCTCTAAAGTGAATACTAACAAATCATCATCACCATACTCATCTGCCGTGTCTGGAATTGTGTAAAGATTACTTGAATCTGTATCTGTGCTGTCTATCGGCGCCTTCAATAAATATCCTTCCTGTGCATCTGCCTGACCCATATCCTTTGCTATCCAGAAACTCCATGTTGCGCTTGATTCATGTATTCCTTTCAAATCAACAGTAGAATTTCTTCCACCACCAGCACCTATGAATTTGTTTCTAGTTACATTCTCATTAGCTCTAACTACCAAACTCTGGGTATATCTAAGTGCTTCTGTTGGGGTCACAGCAGTTGAAACTTCTGTCTTGTCTATGCTCACTCCCTGAAATCCATATTCCACTAAAACTTCCTCTCCCCTGAAAAATGTTATATCTGCCATTACTCTTCACCTCCCTTTACCTGCTTAGATTCTTTCAATTCCTTGATGAAATTCCTGAATCTAGCCTTCTTGATCTCTGCCAGCTCCTCTTTATTGACAGAGATAACATCTCCTTTCTTTACAGTCACTGTCCTTCTGGTTTTAATAATGTAAAACTTTAGAGGATTCTCTCCTATGTATGTTAGCTTTGTTAGTTTTTCTTCTACCATCTTAAACCTCCATAATTATATTTCTTGATTAATACTTTTGAAAGTAATCTCAATCTCCTTATCCATAACCCCCTCATCAGCCTCATCATCATAGGGCATGGATTCCATTCTCTCTTTTGTATAATCATAAAACTTGTGGATAACAGCATCCTTTGTATAATCAGGCTTTCGATAAAATTCTTTTCTCAAAGCATCAGTTATCTTTCTGGCCAAATAATCTCTTAATTTGGTTCCCTCATAATTGACTCCATTAATTGTAAGGATCTGTTCATCCTTATATTTGGCCCATACATGGATTGTAATCAACAATCGATGGGTTCTCTCTTCTGCTCTATCAGAACTAATCCCTGCCAGTGCCGAATCTTCGTCTATATCAACAATCTCTATAATAGGATAATCATCTTTTGATAAAACATTCTTATTGTATTTCAGTTTAACTAATTGTGTTGCTGTTCTGTCTGAATTAGGATTATCTAATTTAGCCCTCAACAGCTTCTGAATAGCAACAGCAGGCTCCAGATTCTTTAAAGTCAAATCCTTGTCGCTGACTGAAGATCCCGTTAATTTAAATGTTAATGATTGTGCCCTATCCAGATAGAATGCACTGACCCACATCTCATCATCATTATTCCATTCTCCGTCGAAGTTAGCTAAATTGCACTGATACTCACCAGCAGAATTTGTTGTAAGCTCTGTAAATTTTTCATCATAACCACTCCTGACTTCATCCAATGTTTTATTATAAACATAAACAACAGCTCCCTGTATTGGATTGCTGTCCTCATCATATACTTTTCCAGCAACTATTAATGGATTCTGTGGCATTATCTCAACACTCTCCTTATTTCATTTACTATGTTTCTTGGTATCTTAGAAATATTCTTTTCTAATGCTTTCTTCATGTAATGTCTTCCCCTCATAAATCTGGTTCCTAATTCCTGATAAATTGCATAATGAACATTTGCTATAACCCTTAAAATAAATCCTTTTCTTGTCGGTGAAATTGAAGCTCTTAATCTTCCCGTATCTACTGGAGCCATAATTTTAGCATCTCTTTCAATATCTCTCCCAGTCTTATCCAATCCCTTCCCTATTGCTCCTCTTACTTTTGGCTCTAATACATTCAATCCTTTTAGATCCACTTTAACAGTTATAGCTGATGGCATTATTCAATTACTCCTAATTTTATTACTTGATCACCAACTCTTAATTCAGTATATCCTTTTTCATTAATATCTTTCATAATCCCTGTAACAACATTATTAATACAAATATTATATCCCTCTACTCTGTATTTTGTTTTAAGTGCGTCTAATCCTTTTGGTACAAATATTACTGATAGAATAATTAGGATAATAACAATCCCTATCCCTACAGTATATTTATTTACTATTCCTTTATTTTTATGTTTCATTCTTACCTCCCTATTAAACAATTTCCTGCTCCTTGGCATGTAACAACACAATCATCACTGATATGGATAACATTAAAATTATCTATTTCTGCACCAACATTAAATGTTCCTGGACTTCCTCCTATGTTTAGATTAGAACCATCTCCTGTTACTGGTGAGCTTATTGTGCAATTATCAGAGCATTCTACATTCCAGTCTCCTGAGCCTGGGTAAGTGCAGGTGTCTACTGCTATTTCAACAACTGCATAAATTGCAACTATGATATTTGTATAGAATGAGTCTGTTGTTCCCCAAGGATTAGTTAAATCTGTTTGTCCGGATTTATATGCGATTCTTGCTGTAGCCATGGAAAAATCTACTGTATTTTCTGGGGTTGCATCATCACATTGCGCTGCTATCCAATAAGTGTTTCCAGGTGTAATTGGGATGTCTAACCCTGTAGCTACTTTCCATCCTTCTGCGCCTCCTGTCGACAAAGTAGCTGAACCTAAAAGTTCTTCTGGTTCATCATCACTTATATTATGAGTATAAATTCCCACTGTTGTATCTGCTACTCCAGCAGACAGACTACAATACCATCCTATTTCTATTATTTTAACTGCTCCTACAGGAGCTACATCTTTCACAGCATAAGCTATCTCATTTATATTGGCTTCACTTAATCCGCCAGGGTCTTCTGTTGGTGCTTCTGTAACAAATCCTGCATTTGTTCCTAAAACTACGGCATGTCTGTCTAATTTATTTCCAAAAACATTAAATCTAACATCCAGAAATTCACCCCATCCTAAATTAGTTTGAACACCAATAATTATATTTTTTTTTGGAATATCAAAAGAATTATAGGGAATCCAATTTCCTTTTTCATCTAAATAAACAAAGGAATAATCTTTTTCTATAGGTAATAAATAATTTGGATTTGGAATTAATATTTTAGATTCATCCATCAATTCAATATCACCTTTGAACATCTCAGTATAAGTCTTATTTTCTATCATTTTTCTCATATCAATAAATTCAACTTCTTTTAAAGCATCTCTTTTAATATCTTTAAAATCTGAAAATTCATACCAAACAACAGTCTTATTTTTTCCAGTTGTAACTTTTCTAATTTCATCATAAGTTTTATGTGATTTTAATGTCATTTGTCCCATAATTATTCCATCTTTTTTAAATTCAATAGTTATATTATCATCTTTATAATCAATAGAAACATCTTTAGCTTTCTCCATCTCTTTCCTAACAACTTCTGATTCTCTTTCACATCCAACTTCACATCCAGCTAACATCATTACAATCATTCCTATTATTATTAAATAATACCATTTCATGATTTTAATATCATCCTCCCATCAGTTTCAAATTTTAAATGGCTTCCTTCTTTTAATTGTAATGTTGGAATAAATTCAGCTACAGGTGGTGGTGAATAAGTTTCCTCGCTTCCGAAAGTCAAGTATTCATTCTGCCATTGAACAACTGTATAAGATTGATTTATCCAGTCTGCTGTTCTTGATGTGTTTGAGATGCGGACTTCGTCAATAAGTCCGAGAAAAGGATATTGAATTTTATCGCTGTAAATTCCGACCAAGCTGGGGTATGTGCTTTCTTTTACAGCCTCAATGGTCGAAGAATCCATCTTAGTTGCCTGTCCGTTTTTGTATACCTGTGCAACCGTGCCATCCAAAACTATATCGAGTTTTACCCATTCACCATCATTAAATTTTGGGGTAAGTATAGCCGCTGTCCCACCAGAACCCCTGATATAGAGCCTTCCATCTATAAAAACAAGATACATCCCAGCGTCGCTATTCCAGTACTGTTTATCTATGAATGGAACAAGTGTTCCAGAACTTGAGAAGTTAAGCCAGCAAGAAAAGGTTACTGGGTCAATGCACATTCCTGGGGGGTGTTCAATCCAGTCATTCACCCCATCAAAATCTTGAGCAGAATCTATCTTCCCATCTGTTGTTTCTATAGGTTCATTTGCTCCTTTCTTTGTTCCATCATTATTATATTGTGTGCTGTCTTCTATTGTAGAAGTAGTCAAATCATCCATGTGTTGAACCATTTTATAACCAGTTGGATTTTCTCCAGAACTTGCTCCTGCATTTCCATAATAAACAGAAATTACATTATCTCCAGGAGATAAAGTTGTTTTTACCCAAATATCTGCTTTAATATCTGTATAGTTTTCTATTTCATAAGCTAACAAACTTCCACCATCACCACAACCAGCACTATAAAATCTCAAATCATCATAATCAGATTGCATATCATCATCCTTGGTTACATTAACATAAACTGGAAAATCTGTTAAAGTTGAATCTCCGACATTAGTTATTGTTATATCCTTACATTTAGTAAAATCCGTACATTTAGTAAAATCCGTGTCAGGCCAGCCAGGACTTGCTCTTATTGTTTCTATAGAGATAATCCCAACTAACAAACATATCACTCCTAATACCATAATCAATTTTATTTTATTGTTCATCAGCATATCTCCAAAGTAGATCCTCCTGAAATACCAATCAATATACAGCTTCCATTATAATAATAGCTTCCTTCCTGTCCATCTCCCTGGTATAATTTTTGGTTTGTTGCCTGATAAATATTTTCTATCTCATCTGTTGTTGAACCTATGTTCTGCCCATTAGTATCTAAATATCCTCCAAGCTGTGGTGATGTGTCATCCTTAAGTTCTGTTAAATAAGTTGTCTGAGCTATATTACAATCAATTGCTCCTCCAGTACCATCTGCTACACATAGATTAGTATTTGTTAATGTTCCTCCACTAACTAATATAGTTGCATCTGTTATCTGAGTATTTAATTCTGATATACTATCAAGTTCTGTTTCAGTTAAAACATCTGAGCATCCAGTTCCCACTCTTGCATTATTTGCTGAACATACATCATAAAATGTTGCATCTGTTATTTGTGTGTTCAATTCAGATAGAGTATCTAAATCTGCATCTACAATATAAGTAGCATTCAAATCAGCTGAACTTACAGCATTCTCTACACATCCAGTAATTTCTGAACACTCATCTTGTTTTGCATCCTCTGTATCTGCATAGGTTTCTGCTGGTGTTGTTTGGTTATAATCCCATTGAATATCTGCATAATTATCATCTAATAGTCCAGTCAAGTCACTCTCGCTATCATAGTATTGGTCATCCAAAGCATCATCATCTATTACAATATTATCATAGGTTCCAGAGACTTCTCCACTAAATGAAGTGAATTGTTCTCAAATAAGAGGCATTCAACTGAGTTGAAGTCAAATAAGCTCCTATTGGCTGATATAAATTATCCAACCAGGATTTAAGTTCTGTATAAACTAATGAAATAATATGACCTGTTATTGTTAAATTTCCATCACCAGCAGTATAATTAGTAACATCCCACTCAGGAGCCAAAGTAGAAGAATCATTTGATAAAACTAGGTTAGTATAATCCATTCCATTAGCACCAGTTTCATCAGTTCCACAAATTAACATTCCCTCAGAATCTGTATCTATAGTATCACAATTAGTTGCATTTATTCTAATACTTGAGAAATTAGCAACATAATCTGTTTGGAAAATAACATCACCCTCACTTAAGAATATATCTAAAAAGTTATCTCCAGTGCCAACACTAAGATTTCCAGAAATATTTAAATCTTTTTCAAATTCTTCTGATTGATTTGTTAAAGCAAGATTAGTGTAGTCCATTGCTCCTCCAGTTCCTGTATATGCAATTACATGTCCACTAATAGATATATCTGTACCTGCTGTATAGTTTGTTATATCCCATGTAGACGGTAAGTTAGTTCCATTACTAAAAACTATATTGGTTGGGTCATAAGAACTGCTCCATATACCATTCCATAAATCATAAACTGCTTGAGTCTGATTATAGAACCATTCTCCCCATGTGTTATAGACTTCATCTGTATGGTTTGTTAGTCCTGTTAAATATTTTCCATCTCCAATAAAACTCTCAGCAGTTATGTTATAATCCCCAGCATCCCAATTATCTGTTAAATAAACACTACCGTCTCTATGAATTGAGTGGGGGTCTATTTCCTCTCCACTCGGAACTCCAACACCCTTGGCTATTGCTATCCAATCAACATAATAATGATTGCCTGTGTTTCCTTTAGTTGCTTTATATATTCTCATTTGTGCTGTCCCACCATCAATATAATTATCTGCATTAAATACTGGCTGTGTCATAGTTGCGAAAGTGATTGATTCTGCTAATGGAGGGTAATCTTCCCAATTTCCTGTATTATAATTCCACATTTGCACTATAGGATATTCTCCCTTCAGTCCAGTGCTTGTTTTGAATCTCATAACACCAGAATTAAATTCGTCAATTCCAGTAAAATTAATCCTCAAGTCTAAGCCTGGAGTTGATGAAACTTCTGAGAAATTAAAGGTCACTCCATCATACTGTCCATCTGAATGTTTAGTATCTTCCAGGGTTCCAGCATCAATATTCCCTGCAATTATTTGTGATTGCGTTGCATTATAATATTTTGTCTCTATTAATGTTGTAACTGAATCATTGAAATCATAACAATTTCCACTTCCATCTAAATACTCTCCATCACCACATTCTGTTGTGGCATTAGTATCAGTATCATCTAATAAATCAGATGCCTCATAACCATCTAATGTTCCTGTATTAGCTATATTACAAGTATC